GATCATGTCGTGCCACTTTCTCGCCAAGCCATTGAAGTGATCGAGGCAGCCCGTACGATGTCTGGCCTTGGCCCCCTCGCCTTCCCCAATTACCGGAATGCGCACCGGCCGATGACCGAGGGCGCGATGCGCCTCATGCTGACCAAAGCTGGGTTTCAGGATGAGCATGTTGCCCATGGGTGGCGCTCGACTTTCTCGACAGTGATGAATGAACTCTACCCGGGCGATCGGCACATCATCGACCTGATGCTGGCGCATAAAGCCAAGGACGAAGTGGAAGCGGCCTACAACCGTGCTCTGCACCTTGGCCGTCGCGCCGAGCTGGCGCAGCTATGGGCCGATCTCATTTGTCATGGTCTACAGCCGGCGGCGAACTTGCTGCCGGCCCGTTAGGACGCTTTCGCGTCGAGCGTAGCGATCCACGCATCAATCTCGGATTCCCGCCACCGTACGCAGCGGTCGGAAAGCTTGATCCCTTTCGGGAACTTGCCGAGCTTGATCAGCTCGTAGATCCAGGTGGTGCCGAGCGAGGTTTTCTTCTTGACCTCGGGCAACGCGAGAAGACGATCCGACATGACAGCCCTACTCATGGTGAAGCCGGGGAATTTGAGTTGGCATCCGCGCACTTCCGGCCAGAACCTACCAGCGGCGCGCTCATTGGAGCGTCTCGCCAAAAGAGATCGACGAAACCTCCCCCATGAATTCCTGCATGGCGTAGGAGTGGTCCAGCCCGGCGTTCTCGCGCAGAACCTCGTCGATCGCGGAGAGCAAGTCCTGCTCCGTGATGCCAGAGCGCTCCCCGGTCGCCATGTCGCGGCGGAAGGCGATGCCCTTGGCTCGACCAGCAAGACCGACGATCATCGCGCCGCTGATGATATGCCGCAGCAGGAACTTGACGCTGTGCTTGTTCTGCCCGGCCTTGATGTCAAAGCCGCTGATGACGCGATCCTGGCTGAAGAAGTAATCGACAGCCTTGAGCGTGATATCGGCGTCAGAGCCCGCGACAGGGGTATCACGCAGCGCCTTGGCGAGAATGGAGAGTGCAGCGTCGCGCGTCGGACGTTCAACGCGGATTTTCCGGTCGCACCGGCCGTCACGAAGGAGAGCCGAATCGATAGCCTCCGGGCGGTTGGTCGCCAAAATGACGAACGCGCCAGAGGTTTCCATACCATCCATCTCGGCGAGGAAAGTGGCGACGTTCGATGCCTCCCAAGGAGCCGAGCGGCCTGAGCGCGCCGGCAGGATGGCGTCAGCTTCGTCGATGAAGACGGTCAACGGGTGGCCGTGCTGCTTCGCATAAAGGCGAGCGAACCGGAAAATGTCGCGGATGATCTCTTCGGTTTGACCGACATACGGCGTCTGGATTTCAGGGCCGTTGATCTTCAGCAGCATAGCCGATTTCCCATGCAAGCGCCCGATAACGGAAGCCGCCGCCTTGCCGAACATCGTCTTGCCGCAGCCCGGAGCGCCGTGCAGAAGTACGCCCTTCAAGGGCTTCATGCCGTAGTGGCGGTAAAGCTCCGCATGGCTGATCGGGTGCTCGATTGCCTCGATCAGAGCGACCCGCGCCGCTTCGTTCCCAACCACGTCGTCCCATTGCACATCATGACTGGTCTGAAGAAGGTACTTCTCGACCTTCTCTTTAGCAGCGCGATACTCACGGCTGCCGTCTTCGCGCTGTGTCGTGATAGGGTTGCTGAAAGGGTCCATCGAAAAGATCCGATCGCTCATCATGCGCCGTAGCGCCTCCATCTCAGCAGCTCGGTCACCGCCCCCCGTTCTCGTATCTCCTCTGCGCCCGTCGCTGGGCAGGCAAATCTGGCAAGTCGGATCACCGCATCCGGTGACGCTGTTGTGTTCCTTGCGGGCCTCGAACTTCATCTCGCGAGGAAGCATTCCACGGCCGAAATCGTACTTGCTCATCTGTTCTCTCGGGATTTTAGGATTGCGGCCCACGGTCACGGCGTCCTCTCCCAATCAGCCGTCAGCATCTCGTGCTGATCAGGTTCGACCTTCCGAGGCCAAGCGATGCGAACAGCGATCCACACGAAGGAGCTGACGACAGTCGCCAGCAGCGAATAGCCGAAGAGCGCTAAGAGGGTCATGCCGACACCTGCTCAGTCTTTGGCGTCAGCATGTCGGTGAAGATGCTGATATCGGTCTTGCGCTCGAAGATGGGGCGGAAGCGGAACTCTGGCCACGCAACCTCTATCAGTCCGCCTTCTGCCGGCAGGTACATCGGCTCGTTTCGAATTTCGGCCAAAGCAAGGAAGCTGAATCGTTCCTGCACTTTGCTTTTGACGAAGGCGCGGATCGTATAAACTTCCCCAACAACCGGCTCTGCGGCGCCAAGCTTGTGGGCGGGATGGATGAAATACTCGTGCCCGTCCCCAGGGTCAGCGATAGCGACGACCTTCTGCCCAACGTAGAACGCCATCGTTCACGCTCCCCAAACTGAGATGAAGGCGGCTATCCCGCCGATGTAGAAGAGGAAGCCGGCCGTACCGGCGAGGGTGCGGGCGATGTTCATCCGAGCCTCCGAGGTGGCATTTGCTTGGCGATGGGTGAGGATGCGCGGCGCTGCGGAGGCGGCTTCCGAAACCCAGCGCTCTGGATTTTCGTGCGGATGCCGAGATGCCCGGCTTCCTGGCGCTTGGCCTTGGCAATGGTCGCCACGTCCTGAGCGGTCTTCCCGCCCGGCGCGCGGTGGCAGCAATCGCGGCCAAGGGCCTTTCCGTCATCGATCGTCAGCGGCTTCGTCTTATCGACGATCAGAGCTTCGGGAATGGTGTGATCGAACTCGACGACCTTGCCGGTGATGTTGAGGCCGCAACCCTCACACCAGATGAGACCTTGCGCATCCGAAGCGCGCTTGAGCATCTGGGCTTTCTGGGAGCGGGAGAACTCGCGTCTCATAGATGCCTCCAGCGAAGTCCACATCGGATTTTCGAGATGCACCCCTTGGACACGCCAAACTTGGCCATCAGCGCCTTGAGGTCCGGGGCTGCTGACCTGATCTCGGCAACGTCCGCCTCTGTTAGTTTAGCCCTTCCGCTCCGTTCACCCCGGTTGTGGGTGCCATGGATGAGCTTGTCCGCTACGTTCTCAGCCGGGGTTGCCCAGCGAACATGCCGGGGATTGACGCAAACCGGCCTCCCGCACCTATGGGCGGCCTCATGCCTAGGGGTCGGCGGCTCTCCGTGCGCCAAGATGCACATCCAGCGATGCGCCCGCTTCTGCACGCCGCCGATGACGGCAAGGCCATACCCGGCCGGCACCACGCGGTAGGGCCAATTCAGGCATTCGTCGCTCTGATGGTCGACGTGGGCGCGAAGGAAGGCTTCGCTTGATCCTTTAGGGGCGATGCGCTTCATGCTGCCCTCGCTTCGTCGCCAAAGGTGACGCCGTTCTGTGCGCCCCAAGCCAGAATGAACTCGATCAAGTCGGTCATTTCCTGCTTGGACAGATCGGATGAGGATTGCCCCCAGGGGAGGAACGTCGATCCGTCGAGAGACGGGACGAACTGAACCTCACGCCCGCAAGCGTGCATGAACAGAACCTTCCACTGGTCCGGCGTGTAGCGTCGCCCAGCGTGCTCTTTCTGACGGGAAACCTCCGTCAAAAGGCTCCACATCATATCGTTCTGCGGAAGACTGCGCTTGCTGGCCTTGAACTCGCATCGGGTGCCATGCGGGGCCTTCATGACCCACGACGCGGCGCGCTGGCGGGCCACCGGGCTGTCGAGGACGACGAGGGCGCGGCTCATTCCGCCGCCTCCTGACGGGCCTCTGGCAGCTCGCGGTATCGGGCGGCAGCCAAGGTGCGGATGACAGACGCCTCGTCTTCGCCAAGCTTGCGCTTCAGCTCGTCGGCGTTGTCTGTCATCCAAGCGCCAAGGTCGTCCTTGGTCTTGGCGAGTAGCATGACGGAGCGGTACGTCTCGCCAAGCTGCGTAAGGGGCGCGACCGTACCGCTGGAAGTGCGAGGAACAGCGGGGGTCGCGTTCCGGCCGGTGGGCGCGGAACTGGAATTCTTCACCTTGGACCATGGGTCCTGCGTCCAGCGCTTCCAATGGCGCTTGCCGCCGCGCTCATAGCTCTCGCAGTCGACCCAAGGGCTATCGAGGTCGTAGAGATAGCGACCGATGCCCCAGCGAACCGCAGCCCGCTTGAAAGCATCCGAGAGCGCGCCCTTTTCGGCCTCGATGTCGCTGTCGCCAGCACCGTCAGCCTTCCAGATCCATTCCTCCCCTACGCGAATGCCGATCTCGCAGACCGTCTTGCCGTTGGCGTGCGGGTAGCGGCACTGCCAGCCCTCCGGGCCAAGCACGTCGTCAAGCCGGTTCATCACGTCGCGGGCATCGATGTACGCCAGCGCCATGGCGGCGGTGCCGTCCTGCTTCAAGGACTGAGCGCGCCAGGAGATGGCATTGCGCGGGAATTCGGACCTGAGCTGTTCGAAGATGGTCATCACTTCACCCTGACGGTGAGGCGCGATCCGCCATTGCTGACGACGACGCCGGGGATTTCCTCGCCAGCCTTCACGGCGGCGTTGATGGCGGTCTTGTCGATCTCGCGCTTGATGCGGATGAACCGCTCGGGGATCGAAGCTTCGTCCTCGATGACGACCGAGGGGCCAGCCTGGGTGACCGAGATGGTCGCATTCGGCAGCGTGACCTTCGACAGCCCGGCCGCCGCCATGACGCGCTCGATCGCCTCGCCATAGCCATCGCCACGACGCTCCAGGCGCGCCTTGCGCTCTCTCAGGTCGCTGACAGGGACCTTGACGCCTTCGGCCATCGCATAGGCTGCCTCACGCTCCTGAACGAGCTTGGCGAGGACGTTGTTGATGTCCGTCTCGCCTTCGAGGGTATCGGCGCGAAGGTTCTCGTCTTCCTCAAGCTCGGGATAGACGGAGAGGAGGTCGGTGATCTCGCGAACGACGCGGAAAACAAGCTGCGGGTTCATCGCCGTCACTCCGCCGCCACGAGGCGCATGAGCGGCGCTCGCGGCGCATTGGCGCCAGCATTCCGAAGGTTGCGCGCCGCCGCTTCCAACTGAGCCGCCATGTCGGACATCACCGCAGCTTCGCCGGCCGTCACATCGACATGCCGGGAGGCTTCGTAGATCGCGAGGGCGTTCTGCTTGACCTCGTTGACCATACCGGGCGCGCCCAGCAGGTGCGCCGTGAAGGTGCCGTGGCGGACGCCTTGGAGATAATCAACGGTGCTCATGACTGAATTCCCTTTCGCAGCCATTTCAAAATGCGCAGGCAGAGGCCCTTGCGCTTGCCGTCGTTCATGCGGGAGGCGATGCCGAGGGCCTTCCGAACCAGCGCGTTGGCGTGGTCGCGGTTGCCGCCGGCAAGGGCGCTCTTGGCGCCGGACATGTGGAGGTTGAAGGCGGGGAGCATCAGAACGCCCTCCGAAGGGCTGCGCGGTTGCGAACGCGAAGGCGCTGGGAGAACCGTGCGTCCGACACCAATTGCGCGGTGATTTCTTCGACCTGCTCGTCGGTCAGCCAAGACAGGCCGCGACGAGAGAGGAACAGAAGTGCGTAGTGGCGAGCATCACGCCCCGTCACTCCGTCGAAGCTGGAAATGAACCGTTCCTGCCGCTTTCGGGTCGAGCGCTCCATCACAGCCCCATCCTCGCGTCTTCGCGGCGCATGTCCGCAGCCTCGTCGGCGCGGCAGTCGTCTTCCTCGCCAGCCTCGCTCAGGAGGTCAGCGTTAAGATCGGGATCGTTCTCGATGATGGAGGCAAGCCAGCCAGTGACGGCCTTGCGCTCGGTCAGCTTCTTGCCGAAGCGCCACGTCTCGATGACAGCCTCGATGGACTGGATATCGACCGAGGCAGAGTAAGGCGGGTCGACGCGGTCGCCGGCAAACCCAGGCTCGACCGTGTACTGGATTTCGACCGGCATCTCAGTGGAGCCGACGTTCAGGTAAATCGTGTGGCTGTAGGTGTAGGCCATCGCCGCCCTCCCTTGTTCGTAGGGAGAAGTTCGCATATCGCGAACTGACGCGCAACTGTTATTTTCGCCATCTGCGAACTTTTGTTCGCGGACCACGAACGGCACTGACGCCACCTGTCAGCAGTCGCGCGAAATCCCCGATATTAACGGGGCAGCTTAACCAAAAATGGGAATAAAGTCTCCTGCTGACTCCCCCTGTCAGCGTCCTGACACTAGGGTCTTGCGTACGGTGAACGAACCGTAAACATTAAAACAAAGGGGAGGCAAATGGACGAGGACACCGAGCTTATCGATGCCCTTATGGCTTGGGCTTCTCTACCCCGTCAAAAGCGTCAGCGGGCGCTGGCGCACTTTCGGGCTCTGCTTCAAGAAAACGAAGATAGGACTGGACCTTGTCCATCTTCCCGCGCTTCTTCAGCTTGCGGATCAGATCCGCCGCTTCGGCAACCTCTGCGTCGTCATCGGCCGATAGGGTGACGCCAATGATTTCGGATACCTGGGTGTCGTAGAACTTCGCCACCCGCGCCAGCCAACGCGAGCTTAACGGCCGCTTGTCGCGCTCCATCTCAGATAGGTAGCCCTTGGACGTTTCGATATCAGCCGCGAGCTGGTCAAGCGTCAGGCCCTTGGCCTTTCGCCACTTTTTTAGCTGCGCTCCGAGGAAAAGCTTGTCGTCGGTATCCATGGCGCGAGCATAGTTCGCAGCTCGCGATTCTGCGTGACGCAGGTTGCGAACTTTGGGGTTGCGGTTAAGTTCGCGATATGCGAACATGAGCCTATGTCACCTCTTCTCGCATACCGTGCTCTCAACGAGCTGACGCTTCAGGGCCTCGCCGCCAAGATCGGCACGAGCCCCGGCTATCTGCATGACCTTGAGAAGGGACGCCGCAAGCCGTCGCCCCGCCTCGTGCTGGCTATCGAGAAGGCGACGGGCATCCCGCGTCACACGCTGCTACCGGAAATCTTCGGGAGGGCAGCATGAGCGAGCCCAACGACCAGATCCGTTCCATCGTCGAGCGCATCCAGCGCCTGACCGAAGAGCGCAAGGAACTCGCCAAGGATATCGCTGAGGTTCTGGCCGAGGCGAAAGCCAACGGCTTCGACAAGAAAGCGATCAAGTGGGTCGTCTCCGAACTGGAGAAAACCGAGATCGAGCGCGAAGAGCGCGATCATATCCGTGATCTCTACATGCAGGCCGTCAACCGGCCTCGCGTGCACGTGCACGAGGCGGCATGACATGACCACCGCCTCCCTCATCATCCTCGGCATGTTCCTAGGCGCTCCCATCGGCCTGATGGCTGCCGCTCTCTGCGTCGCAGCGAAGGGCAACTGAGCCATGACCCCCTATCGCTTCATGCTCTTCGTCGCTGCTTGTCCTGTCGCGCTCTATCTGCATCGGCTTTTCGAGGTGTGGGCATGAAGGGCGTCCGCATCTCGACTGAGAATGCCGAGGTAGCTCGCTCGATGCGAGCTTCCGGCGCACTTATCAAAGACATCGCGCTTTGCACGGGAACGAGCCAAGCGTGGGTGAGCAAGGTTACGAAAGGCATTTCGCCAGGGCAGCGCTCCAGATTTCGACATCTCAACCAGATGGATGTCGGAGGCATTGTCAGAGGCCTTGTGAGTGCCGGAATAGGTGACAGTGAAGTCGCTTCCCGCCTCGGCATCTCCAGAAGCTTCGCGAGCTTTCTGCGGAGAAAATACTGCGGTCTGAAGCCCGCCTTCGCGGTCGACATTAGCATGGTCCGCTCCATGGCAGAGCACGGCGCGGGCACCACCGAGATCGCAGAAGCGATAGGCGTCTCGCCGTCCTTTGTTGGGAATATAAAGCGTGCCGCCGGCATGCGGCCTGCCCAACAAATATCGAAAGGGCGCCGATCCGCCCGGCCGCTTTTGCCGCTCTTGGTCTACGCGCAAACCTACATCTCCTATGACGCCGAAACTGGTTTGTTTTCCCGTTCTGGGAAGACGATTGGCTTCGAGAAGAATGGGTACGCCCGCGTTGCAGTGCGCGGCCGCGTCGTCATGGGGCATCGGCTCGCTTGGCTACTCCACTATGCGGAGGAGCCGCCGGAGCTAATTGACCATATCGACGGCAACCCGCTGAACAACGCTGCGGGCAATCTGAGAGCCTGCAGTACATCTCAAAACGCCTTCAACAAAAGGCGCGCTTCCAACAACACGACCGGGGTTAAAGGCGTCTCGCAGGGCGCCGATGGTTATTACCGAGTTCGCGTTCAGGCCGGGCGTCTGGCAGTCCACTGCCATGCCAAGACCTTGGAAGAGGCTCGCGAGGCGCGCCAACGCCTCGCGGCTTCGTTGCATGGGGAGTTCGCTCGCCATGATTAGTCTGCATCATATCGTGTCGCGCACGCTCGATTATCCGCGCCACGATGTCTCCAAGCCGCTCCATGTCTCTCTCCTTCTGACGCTCTCAGGATCGTCAGAACGGAACCCAAGGTCATGGAAACCTCAGCTCACTTCGCGGAAATCTCACGCCCTCGCGTGGGTTTCGTACCCAAGGCTACCGATATGCGTGCAGTAGAATTCAGGGCGCGAGTTGGCGCCGTTCTCGCGTTCATCTCGCCTAACAGCACGATCAAGGACGCCTATCCGAAGGCCGCCCGCTTTCTTGGGCTGGGGCCTCGTCGCGTCCGCGCTCTGCATGCCGGCGAAGCCCGCGCGATCCAGGTCGATGACGAAGAGGCTCTCTTCGAGGCCGAAGTCAAAATCTCCGAACACATGCTCATGAAGGAAATGCAGCACCATGCCGACAGGTTGGAATATGCGGCGCTCCGATACGCCGCCAAGTCTTCCGATGCGGATCGTGAACGCATTGCTCGATGGCGCGATTTGGCTCGTCGAGTGCGTCGTGTCTTTGGCGGAGCGGGTGCGTAAATGAGCAGAGTCTACTTCATCCTCAACGATCGTGGCTTTGTGAAAATCGGCTTCACGAAGGGGAACGCGATCGGCCGAATGAAAGAACTCCAAACCGGGTCGGCTGACCAGTTGCAGTTGCTCGCCGTAGTTTCCGGCGACGAAACGCTTGAGCGCCGACTGCATGCTGCATTCGCAGAGCGCCGGCTGACAGGCGAATGGTTTGATTTTTCAGACGGTTTGGCGCCTCTGACGCGCGAACTAGACCGCCTTGAACTAAAGACAGAGGTTCAGAAGAGTTCCGCACGCTTTGAGCCGTCTCGCTCTGTGCTTCAATGCGCGGAATGGCTCAACAAGTGCTGTTCCCATCGTTCAGTTTACCATGACCAAGGGGCGGACGACGCCCTCCTGTTCATTGCTGGCGAGCTTGGCACGGGGGTTGGCACGGTTGCCAATATCGTCCGTCGACGGGTCGCATCGGTTGATGCTGACATCTACCTAGCGATACGCGACCTCCGCCTTGAATATATTGAGCGTGAGATTGAATTGCTCGATGCGGAGCATAGCCGCCTCGCCTCGCTAGAATGCGACGGCAACCGGCCCGACGCGTCAGAATTGCTGGCTCTTCAGAAGACCCTTCAGGCCGTCCGGGAAGGACTGGCGCGAATGAGGGGGCAGCCATGACCCTCGCAGCAATCGAATACACCGACGCTGCCCAGATGCTTGCGGATTATGCCGAGCGGCGGAAAGCGTTCTATCCCGTCACTCCGCAGGTTAAGGCGGAGCCTCGCGCCCCCTTGGTCCTCGACAAGCCACCCGTCTCAGGCTCTCGGTGGACAGCCGACGAGGTCGAGGCTCTCCGCACCTTGGTAGCCGATGGCCTCTCAAAGAAAGCCATCGCTAGGCGTATCGGCCGAAGCCCTGGCGGCGTCAGTGACTATGCCGGCAAGCTGGGGCTCAGGTTCACTAGGTCCACGGCCCAGCGGGTCCGGTCGATGGCCAGGGAGGCGAAGAACTGCCGCCTCGTCTTCGAGCGGGTTCCTGAAAGCGTCCGGCGGCATGAGCAGGGCCGGTATATACTCGGCCAAGTAGCGGCCGATTGCGGGCTCCTCGCGTCAGATCTCATCGCGGATGGCCGTACGGCTGTCGTCGTCGCCGCCCGCCAGCAAGCCATGTGGCTATGCGCTCGCGACACGCCGTTATCCCTCCCGGCTATCGGGAGGATTTTCAATCGCGATCATACGACGGTCCTCCATGCCATCCGCCGAGAGAACGACCGGCGCGGGGAAAACGTGCGCGGCATGGGAGGGTACAGGCGATGAGCGTCGTAGTCCCCGCTATCCGCCTCGCCGCGGCCCGCGCCCGCAAGGCTCTCCGCGACGAGCAAGCCTTCATCGAAGCTTGTGAGCGGGCTCTTGAAACCCGCCCGAAGGATATGGGCGAACTGGTCGAGCGCGCGAAGGCTACCGTTCAGCAGGAGCGCCGGCCGTGAAGTTCGCGACGCGCGCCCTTGGCCGGCTCCCGGTCGGCACGATGAACAAGACGGAAGCCGCCTATGCGACCTTCCTCGACACGCTCATTCTCTGCAAGGACGTGCTCTGGTGGAAGTTCGAAGCGGCCAAGCTGCGCCTTGCTGACAACACGTTCTACAGCCCGGATTTCCTCGTTCTCCGTGCCGATGGAGCCCTCGAATGCCACGAGGTCAAGGGCCATTGGGAGGACGATGCGCGGGTCAAGATCAAGGTCGCGGCGTCGATCTACCCCATGCAGTTCATCGCCGTGCAGGCCCTCCCCAAAAGCAAGGGCAGCGGCTGGAAGGTGGAGCGCTTCTGATGAGCCGCTGGTTTCGCCACTACGCCGGCCTCTGCCGCGACGACAAGCTTGTGAGCGCTGCGATCAAGGCAAAGCAACCTGTCGAGCGCGTTGTGTGGGTCTGGTGCGCCATCCTCGAAAGCGCTGCGGAGATCGATGACAATGGACGATACGAACTGGACACCGCCGAGGTCGCCTACTTTCTTCGAGCGGATGAGGCTGACGTTGTCCGCGTTGTCGAGTGCCTGGGACACATGGGCCGACTTGATGCGGGTTCTGTGGCTAAGTGGTGCGACCGTCAGTTTCAGTCGGACCGCTCCGCAGAACGCCAGAAACGTTATCGTGACAGGCGAAAACAGGCGCAGGGGGACACTCCTGACCGTCACCAGAACGGAGAAGTGACGTCACCGTCACGTCACGGTGACTCACCAGATACAGAGACAGAAACAGATATTCAGTTAGCTGACGCTAACTGCCGGCCTGAGCCAGCGCCGAAGCCGGCCGTTTCTCTCGTCGATCAGCTTTGGACCGATGGAATCCTGACGCTTGAGACGATGCACGTCGTGCCGCCGAAGGCCCGCAGCATGGTTGGCAAGTGGCTGAAGGACACCGGCAGCGACGCCGGACGCGTCCTGTGGGCGATCAACGAAGCGTCCATCCACGGCAGCGGCGATCCCATCCCCTACATCGCCCGCGTCTTGTCGGATCGTCCTACCGGGCCTCCTCCCCACCGCCAAGCCAAACCTAACTCTCTCCTCGAAGGCCTGGAAGAAATCGAAAACCTGAGGTTCGGCAACAATGTCCAGCCATTCGCCCGCATCGCAAACTGAGGCCACCAACGCCCTGAAGCCGCTGTTCGTCGCCTATCCGGCAGAGCGCGGCAACGGCATGGGCGGCGCCGCGACCTACCTCATGGCCGTTGAGGGCTATTCCCTCCCGGCGATCCAGAAGGCGGTGACGCGGCTCATCCGTGGCGAGTTCGACTGGTTCGGAGGCCGGTTCCTGCCGACCACGGCCGAACTGTCCCGCGCCTGCCGCTACTGCGAGGACTTGCTCGCCCCGCCGAAGCGCCTGGCACTGCCTGCGCCCGGCGATGTCGAGCCGACCGAGGACAGCAAGCGCCGCGTGGCTGACATGGCCCGCAACTGGTCGGATCGCGCGGTTCCCTCGCCCTACGACGAATACGACGCCTGGCAGAAGGCTCGTGCGGAAATCCCGTCAGGCCTGCCCCAGAACAAGGGAGAGCGCGCGGCATGAGTGTCGGTCGTCGAGGATTTCTCAGGCTGCTCGCTGCTGCTCCTGTTGCGGTGCCTGTGGTCGCGCGAGAAGCTGCTCAGAAGGCCGGGCTGAGCGCTGATGCTGCCGGCTCGATCTATGATCAGGCTGCCAAGAATTATGGCGGCCCGTTTGCAACCGGCTCAAGTGGGCCTGACCCCGACTGGTGCAGAAGCTGGGCAAAGCGCGTTTTCTCCCAGGATTGGGTTGACCAGACGCGTCGGGAGATCGGTCGCCGGCATCCTTGGCCGCTAGACCCCGATCTAGCCGCCTCGCGCAGCCTGTCGCTTTCGGCGGCCATGCGCATTCAGCGCGAGCGCAATATCGCGAAGGAGATCGACCGCGAGCAGAGCGCTGCACGCGAGCAGTTCTTCAGGGCGCTCGGATTCCATTTCGATGCGGGAAGCGCGGTATGAAGGCCTCCCGAAAGGTTGAAAAGACCAAGGCTCCTCCTGGCTGCATGCGTTTCGAGCGGCATACGGCGTCGGACGCGGCGGCTGCAAAGCTCCGCAAGCGCGCCATTGCCGAGCGTCTGAAAGGTTCTGGCAGTCATCTCGCGGATGCCACCCCAAAATCCAACCCCAGAGGGCAGTAGCATGAGATGGGGTGACTTCAGCCGCAGCGCTTACAATGGGCGTTGGCTTTCGGTGCACTCGTTTCTGCATCGCTGGCTTCTATCAGATTTGACCACCAACGGCAGGAGCGGAAAATGAAGGTCTATCGGCTCGACGAGTTCCGTAAGCTGCCTGAGGGGACGCTGTTCTGCGAATGCGAGCGGTGGGTGTTCGGCACGCTCCACGTCAAAGGTGAGACATGGGAGCGCGACTTCCTGCTTCGCGACCTCCAGAGCATCGACGCGGAAGACAGTGGCGAATGGGGCCGCCGTCTTGATGAGATGCTTGAGAGCGGCGCGAGCTACCCCATCAATGGCGATTACGGGCGTGACGGGTCTTTCAATGAGAATGCCCTGTTCCTCGTCTACGAGCGCGAAGACCTGTTGGAGCTACGGCGCACAATAGACGAGGCGCTGGAAGGTTCTGGCCGGAATCTAGCGGATGCCACAAAGAAAGACACCCCATGAACGCTGAAACAAGGGCGAAGGTTGGCCCCGCTCCTAAGCAGAACGTCCCCCGCTATCCCAGCGGGCAGATCGTCCATTCCTACCGCGGACCCAAAGCGGAGAAGCCGGAGAAGATCATGGCCGTCGTCCTCGCCCAGCCCCATCGTCGCGGCAACGCCTCGCAATATGCCGGATACGCCTTTGGCAGGCTCTTCATCGGCGGCCAGATCGATCAGCGCCAGCACCAGGCAGCCGAGATCTACATGACCCGAACCATCCGCCACATGAAGCACATCACCGGCACGCTGCCGCGATTTCAGAGCGTGCTCGCCAACATGGTGAAGCTCGATCTCGAACAGCAGCGCGATCCTGTCCCGGTAGACAGCCGCATCGCAGACGAGATCATGCAGACCGAGGACGAGCGCATCGCCAGCATCCGCTCCGACTATGGCGAGTTGCAGGACGCATTGGCAGACGCCGGCGTGCTCTACGACGGCAACCGCATCCTCACCCGCGTCTGCGTCAGCGACCGCGATCCTACGAACGATGCCGAGCTTGGCGCGTTTCGCTGCGCCGTGAACGTCATCGCCAATCGGTTGCGGCTGTGAATGCCGAATGGCGACTCTTGACGGCCGCCCTGCCATCTGGCACTACTGATTTTCAGATTGGTTTTTCGCGCCCGGTTCAGAGATGGCCGGGCGCTTTTGATTCGACGAGCGGCGCTGAAGGAAGCGCGGAAGGCAAACCGAGGGTGGTTACGATCAGCTTCATCGCTGATGGCCGGCCCTCCGCCAGCAGGGATCCGAATGGTGTAACTCCTGCGGTCGCGCAAGCGGCTGGGCGCCGTAGAGCGTACAGCGGAGAAACCTCAAGCCGGTATCAAGCCCGGCCTCGTCGATACAGTTCGTGCGAAATACCTGATTGGTCGTCAGGGAGCGCTGCTGACCACAGCGCAAGGTGGCAACAGCCGCACGATCCTTCCCGCCCGGAGCCCCAAAGGCTGCCGGGCTTTTTCGTAGGGTGACGGATGTCGCGCTTCTACGTCTACGAGCTGATAGATCCTCGCACTAGCGAAGCGTTCTACGTCGGCAAGGGCCAGAAGCGTCGCATGCACCATCATGAGGCTGATGCGGCTAAGGGCACCCACTCTCGCAAGTGCGAGCGAATCCGAGATATTTGGGCCTCCGGTAAGGCCGTTGAGCATCGCATAGTCTCCAGGCATGACGATGAGAACGAAGCCCTCCAAGCCGAGTTCGACCTGATCGCGTCATACGGGCTTCAGGCTCTGACCAATGTGATGCCCGGCGGCGTCATGGGTGCTCAAGTTTATCTTCGGCATTTGGCAGAGGCTCAAGAGCGGCGGGCGGCGCGAGATAAGGCCGGCCTCGGCAAGAGCTTCACTCAGATCGCGCCGCAAATGGCGATGGTCCTGAAGGCTAAAGCGTCCGGCAATCAAGTCGGGGCTTGGGTTGGAGGCCGCTGGCTCGATTTCACTGGCGCCTTCTACGCGCTGTTCGAAACCATGATCGACACCCTTGGGCAAGAGTTCGTGGCGAGTGCGCTCGCCCCCTATGGGGTCACATTCAAAGAGGCCTGACATGGCCGCTCGTAAGCAGCTCTGGCACCCTGATGCGGTGCGCGAAAAAATCCAGGCAAGTCAGCTCATCAACCGCCTGACGAAGCACGCGCTTTCCGACAAGCCAATAATGGACGCATCGCAGGTCACGGCTGCCACGAAGCTGCTCGGCAAGGTTCTGCCTGATCTATCAGCGACCACGCTGTCAGGCGGCCTCGACGTGACCACGCAGACCAAGGAACAGCGTGATGCCGCAGTCGCAGCGGCTGCAAGAGCTGACCGCTGAGGGGGATGACATGACCGTATCACTCAGGATGGCCAAGGCCGGCGTCGTTTATTCCCATGACGGCCACGGCCGCGTGACCAAGGCATGGAAGCTCTCATGGCTGGAACGGCTAGTGCTGTCGCGCTTACAGCAGAAGATTACGCGTTCTCCCGCCTGATATCGTATGCGGCCTACCAATGGCCGGGCTATCGGGACGCTCCACATCATAGGCTGATCGCAAGGCATCTGGAGCAGGTTGAGCGGGGCGAGATCAAGCGCCTCATGATCACAATGCCGCCCCGGCACGGCAAGAGCATGCTGGCGAGCGAGTTTTTCCCGGCTTGGTATCTCGGCAGGAACCCGGATCACTACGTTGTCACGGCCACATACGCGCAAGAGCTGGCTGACGATTTCGGGCGCAAGGTCAAGAACCAGATCGAGGACGCCGCCTTCCGGGCTGTGTTCCCTGGCGTTGGGCTTGCGGACGATAGCAAGAGCGCCAAGCGCTTTCACATCGAAGGCGAGGCTGGAGGCTACGAGCATTCGACAAGCCAGCGCGGCGCCTTCTACGCGGTAGGCGTCGGTGGCCCGCTGACAGGCCGAGGCGCGCATCTGCTGCTGATCGACGACCCGGTCAAGAACCGGGAGGATGCGGAATCCGAGGTCATCCGGCGCAAGACAAAGGACTGGTACACGTCCACAGCCTACACGCGGCTTATGCCGGGCGGGCGGGTGGTCATCATTCAAACCCGCTGGCACGAGGACGACCTGTCCGGTTGGCTGCTCGCAGACCACCAACATGAAGGCTGGGTGGTTCTCAATCTTCCGGCCATTGCGGATGATGGGACGGCGCTCTGGCCTGAGCAATACGACGTGGCGGCGCTTGAGAAGATCAAGCTAGCGGTTGGGCCTCGCGATTGGTCAGCGCTCTATCAGCAGAGGCCAACGCCAGAGACCGGCGATTATTTCAAAAAGGAATGGATTCACCTCGTCGACCACCTCCCGCCGCTCGCTTCAACGATGAGGTATGGCGCGAGCGATTATGCCGTGACCGCAGATGGTGGCGACTTCACCGTCCATGCCGTGTGCGGCTTAGACCAGTCCGGCGACCCCTGGCTTCTCGACCTTTGGCGGAAGCAGGCAAGCTCTGACAAGTGGGTGGACGCTTTCTGCGACCTTGTCCTGAAGTGGAAGCCTATCGGCTGGGCTGAAGAGACAGGCCAAATCAAGTCGGGTGTCGGCCCGTTCCTGTTGAAGCGGATGATGGAGCGCGAGGCCTACGTGGCCCGCGAGCAGTTCGCGACGAGAGGCGACAAGGCCGTACGGGCTCAGTCCTTCCGGGGCCTGATCGCAACGCGAGGGCTGCGCATCCACAAGGACGCGCCGTTCCTCACCGATTTGATCAACGAGATGATGAGCTTTCCGGTCGGTGTGCATGACGACCAGGTCGACGCGCTTGGACTGGTTGGCCAGCTGATCGACCGGATGAGCAACGGCAACAAACCCAAAGCCGAGAAGCCCAAGCCCATTTACGCGGTTGAGGATGGCTATGTCCTGGCTCCCGCACTTCCGGGTCAGAGAAGGCGGTATTGATGCAAGTCGCATGGGAAATCATCAAATCCGCTCCGAAGGACGGGGCTGGGCGTGGGCCTGAGGGCGAGCGCGGGCCGTTTGTGTTGCTTACAGACGGAAAAGCCGTGTTCGTTGCCTTTTGGAATGGGGAGTATTGGTTCGACGGTTATTTCCGCAGGATCAGGGGGTTGACCCACTGGGCGCCTCTTCCCGATTTGCCCAAGCGCGGGGGTAAGCCGCGTGGCTGACATCGATCAGGAAGACGCCGACACGCTAGAGGTAGAGGGCGATACCAAGTCCTCCGCTGGCGTGCTCGCGGCTATCAAGAAGGCGGAAGGAGCCCTCAACGACTGGCAGGGTCTGTGCGACCGCATCGACGACGTTTACAGCCGGCGCGAGGCCTATTCCGAGGTCTGGCTAGACCCGGATTACGATCTCTTCTGGGCCTCAATGGAGATCATGAAGCCGGCTGTCTATGCCCGGCCGCCTGAGCCTGTCGTCTCACCTCAGTTCAAGGATCGCCGCCCGCTCCAGAACACCACAGCGGAGATGCTGGAGCGCACGGTCAAGTCGGCGTTCGACCGGTCAGCCATCGACGAGGGCATGGTCTGCACCCGCGATGACCTGATCTTCTACAACCGCGGCCAGCTTTGGCTCACCTACGAGAGCGACGACGGGCAGAAGGTCTGCGTCGAGCACCTGGACCGCAAGGACTTCATTTACCCGCCGGCTCGCAAGTGGTCGGAACTTCCTTGGGTAGCGCGTCGCGCCTGGATGACGCGCAAGGAGCTTCGCAAGCGCTTCCGCAAGCATAGCGGCGATGCCTACAAGGACGCCATCACAACGCAGCCTGCGCATCGCGACGATGACGGGGCCGCGGATCATTCCCGCAAAGCCGGCGTCTGGGAAGTCTGGCACCGCTCCGACAAGCGCGTCTATTGGGTGACCGAAGGCGTCAGCGTCATGCTCGACGAGGACGAGCCTCACCTGAAGCTGCGCGGCTTCTTCCCGTGCCCGCGTCCGGCATTCGGGACCATGCGCCCGCGCACCCTTGTGCCGGTGCCCGATTACATCCGTTACGCCGGCCACTTCCGCAAGATCAACAGCCTCACCAAGCGCATCTACGACCTTCTCGACATGGTCCGCATGAAGGGCCTGATCCCAGCCGGTGGCGACATCGGTGATGCGGTCGAGCAGGCCATGAAGGATGACCTCAACGCCTCGCTGTTGATCCCTGTCCCCGCCGCTGCGCTCATCTCGGGGGCCTCTGGCGGCTTCGTCCAGTGGATGCCTCTGGAGCAGATCGCCGCCGCCATCACCGGGCTTATCGAGGCCCGTCGCGAGTTGTTCAGCGACTATGACCGGCTGTCGGGCATCTCCGACATCATGCGCGGTGAGACCGAGGCTGACGAGACGCTGGGAGCCCAGCAGCTCAAGAGCCAGTACGGCAGTGTCCGTGTGCGAGAGAAGGTCGAGGAGCTACAGCGCATCGCCTGCGACGTGACGCGAATTGCCTCGGAGATTATGGCGGAGAACTTCTCTCAGGAGACGTTCCTCGAAATGTCTCAGATGGAGATACCGACCAAGGCTGACATCGAAAAGCGGGTCAAGGCGATCGAGAAGGCGGCCGAGGGCGAGCTTAAGAGCCTGATGGAGAAGGCCAAGGAGATGGCGGCGGAGGCTCAGCAGGGCGGCGAGCAGGTCGACCCCGCCCAGGCCAAGCAGCAGTTCGAGCAGGCCCAGCAGCAGATCATCCAGAAGTACAGCGCCCGCCTCAAGATGGAAGAAGAGGTCGTGCCGATCGAGGACGTGATGAAGCTGCTGCGCGATGACAAGGCGCGGGGCTTTGCGTTCGAGATCGAGACGGACAGCACGATCCTTCAGGACGAGGCGCAGGAGAAGGCCTCGCGCAACGAGTTCTTGACCACCTTTGCAGGCGCCACGCAGGCGCTGACGCAAATGGCTGCGATGGGTGAGGAAGGGGCGAAGCTGGCCGGCGGCGTGCTGAAGTTCACGCTTCAGCCTTACCGCGTTGGCCGCGACCTGAACGCTCTGGTGGACGACTTCATTGATGCCGCTCCCGCCATGGCTGCTCAGGCAGCAGGCGGTGAAGGCGAAGGCACTGCCGAGTTGGCCGCGGCCCAGAAGATGCTTGGCGAAGCGGAAATGCAGAAGGCCAAGGCCCAGACGATGAAGGTCGAAGCCGATAGCCGCCTGAAGGAAGCCGAGTTGCAAGGCAAGATGCAGGAGATGCAGGCAAAGGCCCTCAAGGATCAACGAGATTCGGAGATCAAGATCGGCCAGTTGCAGATGACCATGCACCAGCAGGAGCAGGACTTCGCTGCGAAGCTCGCGCTCACCGAGGCGCAGGTCAACAAGCTCCAGGCGGATACGGCCAAGATACTCAACTCGATCGGCCTCGATGTCCGCAAGCAGGACCTGGAGGAGTATCGGGCCGCTGAGGAATCGCAGGCCCGCGCGGTCGACCAGTCTCTTGCGGTCGAAGGCGCTGCTCGCGACGCTGACCTGGCAGAGCGCGGCGAGATGCGCGCCGATCGTCAGCAGGTTGTCGGGGAGCAGCAGGGCGCCCGGTCGGAAGAGCGCGCAGACCGCCAGCAGGACTTTAGCGAGCGCACCGGAGAGCGTCAGATGACGCTGGCCGAGCGCGAGGCGCAGCGGGAGCGGACAGATGCCTAACGGCTTTCCCGTCGTCATCGTCGAGAGCGGCGGAATCCCTGTTGTTCAAGTCGACGCAAATGCTCCGCTCGCGACGATCGCATCTAACGGCCTCGGTGTTGCAATCACCCTCGTTGAAGCGAACGGGACCCCGCTCGTTATCCAAGAACCCGAAGGAGAATAACAATGGCTGCGAATGCCCAGCGACTCGTTGAATTGAGCATGGTGCCTGAGTTGGCGAAAGAGGTCGCCAGCCAGATGAACACCGGCACGCTCCAGATCGGCACGACCGGCACAACCGCGATGGCCGGAAACCGCACCCCGACCGCTACGATCCGCGGCGGCGTGCTCCAGCAGGCGACGATCGCTGATCTGGCCGGCGGCGCCGATGCTGCGACCATCGTGACCAAGGTCAACGCCCTGTTGGCTGCGCTTGAAGCGGCCGGCGTGCTCGCGTCGAGCTAATCCATGTCCTACGCCTGGGTCGATCTTGGGGACGGGCGTTCCCGCTTCCGCAAGGTACGGGAAGCCGCCCCGTCGCAGCGATCCGATCTCCCGGCCCCGCTCGTCATGCGCGACACCTTCGACGAGCCCGTGCAGTCGATGGCGGACGGCAAGTTCTACACCTCCAAGCGCGGGCTCTCGGCATCGCACAGGGCTGGCGGCTTCGTCGAACTAGGCAATGAAGAGTTGCCCGTTGTCGAGCACAAGACCTGCGAAAAGACCCTTCGCGATGACATCCGCGCCGCGATGGCTGACGTGAAAGCCGGCAAGCTGCCGCACGTCGTCACCCTCGACGACTGACCCTCCGCCTCCTTCTCAGACAAGGAAATCTGTCATGGACTCCACGGCTCTTCAGCCGGGGACGCCGGCCGCTGAGCCGTCGTCTACCGTCGTCAATCCCAGCACCATCGAGCACATCAGCGGCGGCGGCAAAACCGCCCTGACCGAGAAGGACGAAAGCGGCTCTGTCGAGTCCGTCCTTGAGGCCGAACTGGCAGATATGAAGGCAAAGGAAACCAAGGCCGACAAGCCGGCCGGCAAGACCGAAGACGATGGCAAGGAGAAGCCTGAAGCCAAGGCGAAGGACGAGAAGGACGAGGATAAGCCGGCCAAGACCCGCGCTGAAGACGGCAAGTTCGCCAAGGCTGAGAAGGCAGAAGCCGACCCTGACGCCAAGGCTGAAAAGGGCGCGCCTGCAAAGGCCGCAACCGGGCAGGAGGGTTCGGAGCGCCGAACGTCTGAGGGGAGGCATCCCGAGCCGCCTGCCCGGTTCCTGCCGGAAGCCCGCGCCAAGTGGGCAAACGTGCCCAACGAGGTCAAGGCGGAGATCCAGCGCGTCTCGCAGGAGATGGAGCAGGAGAACCAGGGCTTCAAGGCCTCGCATGAGCGCTACACGCAGCTCAAGGATTATGACGACCTCGCCAAGTCCAATGGCCGCGACCTTCGCGAGAGCCTGGCCAAGGTCAACGAGATCGAGAACGCCATTGCCCGCAACCCCATCGAAGGGCTGGACGCCGTTCTTCGAGAGATCGGGCCGCGCAAGCAGGATGGCTCGCCGCTCACCATCATGGACGTGGCGCAGTACCTGACGCAGAACCCGCAGGCTTACCAGGCTCTCGCCGCTGCCCAGCACATGCCGCAGCCAGCCGCACCGCAGGCCAATCCCGAAATCGAGCAGCTACGGGCACAGGTCAACACCCTGCTTACCAAGCAGGCCACAAGCGAATTTCTTCCCGTCGTCGAGAAGTTCTCCGATGGGAAACCAGACTTCGAAGCCGTCGCAGAGGCGATGGAAACTATCCTCAAAGAGGGCTTCGTTGAGAAACTCTTCGGCTCCGGCTTGTCGCAGGAACAGAGGATGTCGGAAGCATATCGGATGGCTGGCGGGCAGTACCTGTCTTCACGTTCCGAGGCCGACCCTCTCCCCGCGCACTCCGAGGCCCCGCCTCCGCGTCCTGTCAATCCTGACGCCGGCAAGAAATCCGTTCGGGGCGCTCCCGCTGATGGCACTGACACCAGCGTGGACGATACCGATTCCGACGACATCCGCGAGATGCTCCGCAAGCAGTTGCGCGCGTCCGCATAGCCCTTGAAAGGGTACCCCTATGGCAATCGTTGAGGACCGCAATTATCGTCAGCTCCTGACCGCCGCTGTCGCCAAGCGCCAGAAGCAGATTCAGGACATCGTCTACAACGCCACGCCGCTGACCAAGCTCCTGCGTGATCAGGGTCGCATCCAGGTCAAGCGCGCGGGCGGCCCCGAGCTTCGTATCCCGATCGAGTTCGACAAGCTCCAGGCGCAGTGGTTCACCGGCTACGACAAGATCGAGATCACGCCCAAGGAGCTGCTCAACTCGGCAGTCTTCAACTGGTCGCGTGTCGTCTCGATGTTCTCGCTGACCGGCACCGAACTGCTCTATACCCGTGGCGAGGAAGAGATCATCGACCTCATGGCGTTCTACGTCCGCTCCGCGGAAAAGAGCGTGAAGGAGGAGTTCGAGACTTCGATCATCGGTGACGGCACCGGCTCAGGCGGGCGCCAGATGATCGGCTTCGGCGGCGCGATCCCGATCGTCACGAATACCGGCGTCTACGGCGGCATCGATCGTGCGGACGTGGCCAACTGGCGCACCTCCTACTTCAACGCCACCACGGACTTCACGGACATCGGCACGACCTGGGACAGCACGACCGCTCGCGCTATCATCAATCGGATCACTCTGAACCGTTCGCGCAACGGACAGTATGCCGACCTGCTGATTGCCGACGCTCTCGCCTACCAGGCCATCGACAGTTCGATCGTCGCGCATCAGCGCATCGTCTCGGAGCGTCTCGGCAAGCTCGGCTTCGCCGGCCTGACCTACATCACCCCGGCCGGTCCCGTCGACATCGTGGCCGCGGGCGGTGTCGGCAACGTCATGACGCCGAACACCATCTTCGGCATCGATACGTCCTCGCTGTCCATCTACGAGTTCCCCGGCCAGTCCTTCGTGCCGTTCCACCCTGGCGACGGGATGCGTCCCATCAACCAGGACGCGGTCGCGCAGGGCATCGTCTGGTCCGGCCAGCTCGTCCTTGAAAACCCGCTCTTCACCTGGCGCCTCAAGACGGTCGCCTGAGCGTAACGAGAAAGGAGAAGCAACATGGCAAACTCTGTCCCCTTCCGCACCACGCCGCAGCTCGGCCCGCAGCTCGACGACGTGTTCACCGGCTTGCCCTACTGGGACATGACCGGCGTCACCGATGGCGGCACGGTCGTCAGCGGCGTCACGTCACCGTCCTACAAGCTCGGCAACGTCGAGATGGGCGATGATGGGCGCGAATATTACTGGGTCCAGGCCTCGGCCGACATCGCGGCCACGGCCACGACCGGCACGCAGGTCACGATGACCGTCCCGGCCTTCACGGTCGCGACGGGTGCCGGCGGGTTCTACACCCCCGTCAACACGGCGATCGTCAGCGGCCAGTATTTCCACGTCAGCCGCGGCGCGAAGAACGCCGTCCCGGCCTGATCGGCTTCATAGCCTAACGACAACGAGGGTCGCCCTAACCGGCGGCCCTTTTTCGTTCCCCTCAGAGGAGAATTCCCATGGCCCTTTCGGTCCCGATCGATACCCGCGACATCACCATCACGCCCGTCTTCAAGCACATCACCGTCGAGGACGTGCCCGCCTCAGAGCGGGAGCAGCGCCCGGTGATGAAGACGCTGGAGGTGGTGGAAGTCCGCTTCGCCGGCTCCAAGCTTTATTCGCCCGTCTTCCCGACCGATGCCTTCTGGAAGCGCGATGGTCACAAGATCATCACCTATGCCGAGCGCTGGTCCGAGCAGTACCGCGAGTTCCTGGAAGGCCGCGACCAGAAGGCCACCGGCACGCCGCTGGAGATGCTGAAGACCTACGGCATTTCGGATTCACAGCTCTCTCTCTGCCGCGCGCTGAAGATCTACAGCATCGAGGCGCTGCACCATCTTGAAGGGACCAACCTCAAGAGCCTTCAGATGAACGCCAATCCTTTGAAGGAGATGGCCAGGAGCTACATGGCAGACCGCGCGACGGGCGCGTCTGTCTCCAGCGAGATCGAATCTCTGCGGGCCGAGGTGGAGCGCCTCACCAAAGCAATCCCCGCGGCGGAGCCGACGCCGGCCGAGATCGAGCAGGCCATCGCCACGGCTGATGCCGAGTTCGAGGCGATGGACGATGCCGCGCTGAAGGCCTTCATCAAGGCGAAGACCGGCCGCGCCCCGACCGGGACGCCCGGCCATGATTGGCTGGTCAACACTGCTCGTGAACTGGCGGCCGCCTGACCATGACGGTCCTCAGCGCGTGCCAATCAGCGATGGTGAGACTAGTGGGGCGCAAGCCCCAGACGGTCTTCTCGTCGACGCAGCAGATGGAGATGGAACTTGCCGACCTTGCCACCGATGTGGCGGTCGACATCATGGGCTCCCATGATTGGCGCGCGCTGACCAAGTTCGAAACGCTGACGGGCGATGGGTCACAGACGGAGTTCGACCTTCCTGACGACTACGACCGCATCGTCCTCGCTCAGGGCGTCACGGACACCAACAATTGGCTGTGGGGCTACACCCCGGCCGCCAGCCTCCAGGATTGGATGGTCATCACCAGCAGCGGCTTCACCGCGGTCACGCCGGGCTGGTGGATCATTCTCGACGGCAAGATGCAGTTCTCGCCGGCCCCGTCCAGCGGGAGCCCTGCCAAGTTCTCTTATATCAGTCGCAACATCGGGAGGGCAGCCAACGGCTCGACGCCGATCTCTGTGTTCTCGGATGATGGCGACTCCTTCGTTCTCGACGAGCGCCTTCTGACCCTTGGCGTCATCTGGCGCTGGAAGGCTCAGAAGGGCATGGAGTATGCGGAGGACATGGCCAACTACGAGAAGGCCTTCAGCGAAAACGCCGCCCGTGACAAGGGCTCTCAGGCCATCCGCAAAGGCTTCCCCAATCGGATGCCGGGCACGCATCTCGCCTGGCCTTGGGCATTGGGGTAGGCCATGCGAACGCCCGCTCGGTCCTATCGTCCGAAGCCCCGAAAGGCTGAGCCATTTACGTTCCCGGCCCCGACGCGCGGCTGGGTCGCCAACGAGAACCTGGCTGATCCGACGCCTGGCGGCGCTGCGGTCCTGGAGAACTGGTTCCCGACCGCAACAGGCCTGCGCGTTCGATCCGGTTCCGAGCTGTATGCGACCCTCGGGAGCGAGGGCGAAACCGTCCGGTCGCTCTTCAGCTATGTCAATGGCCTGAACCGGCGGCTGTTCGCCTCGAACGATACGACGATCTACGACATCACCAACATCGTCTTTGCCGATAACACGCTGCTGATCGACGAGGACGCTGATAAGCTCGTCACGGATACAGGCGACACCCTCGGCTGGAACAGCACCGAAGGGCACGAGGTATTCACCGGGTCGACAGGTGGAAACTGGTCTGTCGTACAGTTCGCCACGGCCGGCGGCGTGTTTCTTGTCGGGGTCAACGGCGAGGATGACGGCTTTATCTACGATGGAGAGTTCTTCTACCCCCTTGGATCGTCTGGCAGCTCGCGCCTTGAGTACGACGCAGAAACCGCGCCCTTTACGGTAGGCGAGACGCTGACCGGCAGCACGTCTGGGGCAACCGCGACGATCCTCCACATCGTCGACAATGGCACGACCGGCACGCTCATCCTGACGGGCGAGACTGGTGGACCGTTCGATGACAACGAGGCGATTACAGACGGAGACGGCGGGGCGGCTGTAGCGAATGGCGCAAGCGTCGTCGTGGTCGCTCCGCTCATCGGCATCGAGGCCAGTTCGTTCAATTTCATCTGGGTCTACAAGCAGCGGCTTTGGTTTGTCGAAAAGGAAAGCTTGAACGCCTGGTATCTGCCGGTGGACCAGATCTCGGGCACCGCTGTGAAGTTCCCGCTCGGCCCAGTGTTCGGCCGCGGTGGCTCCCTTCTCTTCGGGCAAACATGGTCGCTTGATAGCGGCGCCGAAGGTGGCCTCTCCGAGCAGAACACCTTCACCAGCACAGAGGGCGAGGTCGCGGCTTATCAAGGCATCGACCCTGGCGCTTCTGACGGCTCATGGTCGAAGGTCGGTGTCTATCGGATCGGACGGCCCATGGGGAACAAGGCCTTCATCCGCGCTGGTGGCGATCTCGTCATTGCAACGGATATCGGCTTCATCCCGCTCTCTCAGGCCATCCAGCGCGACGTGGCAGCGCTATCGCCGGCGGCGGTATCCTACCCGATCGAGACAGCTTGGAACGAGCGCGTGAGCGAACGCCAATCGCAAGCTTGGCATTGCGAGCTTTGGCCTACGAAACAGATGTCGGTGGTGGCGCTGCCGACTGTTTCGTCCAGCCGCCCGGAAATGCTGATCGCGAACGCCCGCACAGGGGCTTGGGCGCTCTACACCGGCTGGAGCGGCACCTGCCTGGAGGTATTCTCCGAACGCCTGTTCTTCGGGTCGACAGACGGCAAGATATTTGAAGCCGAGGTGACCGGGTCTGACGATACCGCGCCCTACACCGCAACCGTTGTTCCGCTCTTTTCGGACATCGGATCGCCCTACGCGCTCAAGTCCAGCACCATGGCCCGCGCCGTGATGCTGTCGCCCTACACGGTCAATGCTCAGGTTTCGCTTCAGGCCGATTTCTCGATCAACCTTCCGTCACCTCCCGACGCGGCCGTAGGGGCCAGCGGGTCGGTTTGGGGGGCTGGCGTTTGGGGGCAAAGCATCTGGGGAGCCAAGGCTGAAAAGAAGCCCTTCCAGGGCTGGTATAGCGTCTCAGGCAGTGGTTACGCGCTTGCCCCGGCTTTGCAGATTACCAGCGGCGCTGTTCCCCCACCGGATATCGACCTGGTGAGGATGGAGATCACTGCCCAGACCGGAGACGTACTGTCTTGATCGTTTCTGGCAGCAAGGTCGCGGCCTATGTAGCGGGCCGGTTGGAGACGAACTTTTATCCGCCGTTCACGGCCCTCGGGGTCGAGCAAAATGGCGAGATCGTCGCTGGCATCGTTTTCAATTGCTGGACCGGGCCGGACGTTCAACTGACGATTGCAGCCGAACCGACCGGTATGACCCGCCGATTCCTGCGTCGGGTCGGCCTCTACATCACCAAGGAACTCGGCTGCATCCGAGCCACCATCGAAACCGAACAGCCGCACGTCATTGAAATGGCCATGCGGATGGGCGGACGGGTCGAAGGCGTCAAGCGCGACCTTTACGGCGAAGGCCGCGATGGGACCGTGATCGGCGTCCTTCGGCGCGATTGGTTTCTGACGACAGGAGGCGACCATTAAAGCGCCAAAAGCACCGTTGCCGCCTGATCCGGTTGCCACTGCCTCCGCGCAGTCCGGCGCTAACCGCGATACGGCCATCTCTCAGGGCATCCTCAACATGACCAATCAGGTCGGTCCCGATGGGAGCCTGACCTACGACAAGATTGGCGACGAGACGCTGACGGACAGCCTGACCGGCCAATCCTATACGGTCCCGCGCTATCAGGCGACGACCACGCTTTCTCCGGCTCAGCAGGCGCTTCAGGGCGTCACCGACCAGACCGAGATGAACCTTGCCTCGATCGGGCGGGATCAGTCCGCGAAGATAGGCGGCATCCTCGGGACGAACGTCGACCTGTCGAACGAGGCAGTCGAAGGCCGGCTGATGGAGCTTGGCTCCAAGCGGCTCGACCCCCGGTTCGCCCGCGAGGAAGAGGCCTTGCGCACACGGCTCGTCAACCAGGGTCTCCGCCCTGGCACGGCTGCTTTCGATGCCGAGATGTCCAATTTCTCGCAGGGCCGGAACGACGCCTACAACCAGCTTGCGTTGCAGGGCCGCGGTCAGGCGGTTCAGGAAATCCTCACCGAGCGCAACCAGCCCCTGAACGAGATCTCCGCCCTGATGAGCGGTTCTCAGGTGAGTGCGCCGAACTTCATCAATACGCCACAGTCTCAGGTTGGCGGGACCGATTATCAGGGCGCCGTCTACAACTCCTATCAGGGCCAGATGGACGCCTATAAGCAGAAGGTGGCCAGCAATAACGCAATGATGGGCGGGCTCTTCGGTTTGGCTGGCACCATCGGCACGGCCGGCTTGAAATACTCCGACCGCCGCCTGAAGACCGATGTTGAGAAGGTGGGCACGCTCGACAATGGCCTGCCGGTCTACTCCTACCGCTACAAGGGCAGCGATGCGCCGGAGATCGGCGTCATGGCTCAGGACGTGCGCAAGCATAACCCTGATGCCGTCCATCGTCAGCCCAGCGGGTATGATGCGGTTGATTACGGCAAGGCGGTGCAGTGATGGCGGAGGAGGCTTTCACCTGGGGCTCTGGCGGTAACAAGCTGACGGCGGCCGACCGCAACCGCCGCCTTGCTGAGGCTCTGCTGACGAAGGGGACAGACACGTCGCCCGTCCAGCATTGGACGCAGGGTCTTAACCGGGTGGCTCAGGCTCTCCTCGGCGGAATGTATATGCGCGATGCTGACGCCGCGGATAAAGCCGGTGCCGCTGCCGTGGCCTCCGATGCTGCGTTGCTGATGGGCGGCGCCCCAGCGGCCTCGACGGTTGCAGCGGTTCCAGCCGCTGCGCCTTCGATGGCCGGCGGCGGCTCTACTCGTAACATGGCGATGCCGAATGTCTCTCCCGAGATCCGCGACGGCATCGTGCAAACAGCCAGCGCGCTCGGCATTTCCCCGGTCGATCTAGCGACGACGATTTCCTACGAGACCGGCGGCACCTTCGACCCGACTAAGGCTGGCCCAACCACGAAGTGGGGCCAGCATCGGGGCCTGATCCAGTTTGGTGAGCCGCAGGCCAAGCAGCACGGCGTTGACTGGTCCAACCCCGTAGCATCGCAGCTCGGGGCGAATGGCGCGGTTGCCTCCTATCTCAAGACCGCTGGCGTCACGCCAGGCATGGGCTTGCTTGACATCTATTCCGCGATCAATGCAGGAGCCCCTGGCCTCTACAATCGATCGGATGCGGCGGCCGGCGGCGCTCCAGGAACCGTCCGCGACAAGGTCGAGCAGCAGATGGCCGGGCATCGCGCCAAGGCTCAGCGCCTCTTCGCTGAAGCCCCTGCGCCCGGCGCTTCGCCTGTCGCGATGGAAACCGGCCAGCCTGGCTTCGTCATCCCTGAAGGGCAGAGCCCCGTGGAAAGCATCCCCGGCGATGACCCGGCCCGACTTCGCGCTGAAGCGCAGGCTTATGCCCAGACGAACCCGGAAGCGGCTCGCCAGATGCTGGCCCGTGCGGACGCCGCAGAGGCCGCTGCCGCTCCGACCGCGTTGCCACCCGCCCGCCCTGCTGGTTTGGCCGTAGCGCCCGCTCCAGCGCCTGCCATGACGGGGCAGAACTTCAACGCCATCACGTCGGGCGCCCCGCCGCTCGACCCCGTCTTCCAGACCGAGGGCGTATCTCAGCCGTGGATGGGAACCGCGCTTCCGACCGCGGCTCCTGTCGCCCCGCAGGTGGCGCAGACTCCCCTCCCGCCCCCACGCCCGGCCGATCTCGCTATGCCGCAGGCTGATCTCCCTGCGCCCGGTGCTGTGCCTGCCATAGGCCAGATGCCGCCCATGACTGCGCCCGTCGTCGACCCCAACTCCCCGGACGCTGGTGTCAGGGCGCAGATTGCCGCCGACGCTCAAGGGCCTGCCCAGTCGCCCTTCGCTCGGATTGCGGCAGCCCTTGGCGGACAGAGCGCCCCAGAGCAGGCCGCGCCGGCTCCGAGCCCCGCGGTTCAGACGGTTGCTGCTGCGATGCCGGCGCAGAGCGCGACGGCCGCCGCTTCGCCTGCTCCTGTTCCGCCCTCGGCCGGCGTCGATCGCGTCGCCTCTGCCATGCGCGTCCTCAATTCGCCCTACGCTCGGCCAGGGCAGCGCGCCGTTGCCACCATGATCGTGCAGCAGGCGTTCAAGGACCCACAGGAAACCGAGATGAAGCGCCTGGCGGTTGAGAAGGCACGGCGAGAAGCCGAAGGCGCTCCGCTTGATGCCGAAGGCCGGAAGCTCGATATCGAGACGAAGCGCAAGAACCTAGGCAAAGTGGAAGCCCCCAACGTCCAGCGCATCAAACAGCCGGACGGCTCCGAGGTTGCTGTCGAGTGGGACCCGACTGCCAAGGCATGGGTTCCGCTTCGGGCGCCTCAAGGTGGTAACGCCGTGTCCGGCTCGCCGGGGAATCCCTACGCTCTCCCCGGCAAACCGACTGAAAGCCAGAGCAAAGATGCCGGCTTTGCTGGCCGTATGGTCGAGAGCCACAACCTTATCAACGGGCTGGAGAGCGTCGGGATCGACAAAAAGCAGGCGGCAGCTGGCGCCGTGCCTTACGTGGGCAATGCTCTCTCGTCGCCGGATAAGCAGAAATTCGAGCAGGCGAAACGCAACTTCGTCACTGCGGTGCTGCGTAAGGAATCAGGTGCGGCTATTTCGGCCGGAGAATTTGAAACCGAGGAAAAGAAGTATTTCCCGCAGGTTGGAGACAGCCCCGAGGTCATCAAGCAGAAGCGTGATGCCCGCGAACTGGCGATTGAAGGCGTCATGGCCGGGGCCGGCAGCGGGTACAAGGTGCCGGAGGGCTATAAGCCTCAGCGCGGCAAGACCGCCGCGTCGCCTGCCTCTACTCCTGACCGCTCTGCCTTGGAAGCCGAAGCGCGTCGTCGAGGGCTCATTAAATGAGCGACCCTAGCAAGCTCTCAGACGCGGAACTGCTTGCGGCTCTGAACGGTCCTCAGCAGCCTTCTGGCGCAGCCGGCATGTCCGATGCGGACCTGATGAAAGCTCTCGGACAGCCGGCGCCGGCGTCGGCCCCTCAACCGTCAATGGTCGGTGACCTCGCCAAGTCGGTAGGCTCTGGGTTGGCGAAAGGCGCCGTAGGTCTGGCCGGCAGCATCGGTGATATGGCTACCGGGTTGGGCTACATCTCTGATCTTGGCGGCGATTATATAGCTCGTAAGCTTGGCTTCGCTGGGCAGACGCCCTTGCCTAACGCCGTCGCAGAAACCATCGGCGCCAAGAGCATAGGTGGCGCTATAGATAGCGTCGCAGGCGCACCGGTCACCACCTACAAGCCCGAAACGACCGCAGGTCGATATGCGCAGACGGCATCTGAATTTGTACCAGGCGCACTGTTGGGGCCGGGTGGCGTAGCTCGGAATGTTATCGGCTATGGCATCGTGCCGGGCCTCGCCAGTGAAGCGGCGGGGCAGGCAACTGAAGGCACCAAGATGGAGCCTGTGGCGCGCATCGCCGCTGCGATGGCGGCCGGCACACTGCCGGGTCTCGCCAGCCGAGCCGTAACGCCTATGCCCATCAGCCCCGACCGACAGAAGCTTGTCGAGACCCTAGCCCGCGAAGGGGTCCCACTCACCGCGGGGCAGAAAACCGGCTCGACGCCGCTTCGGTATGCCGAGAGCATCTTTGGAGAGAGCCCCGGCGCTGGCGGGCAGACTAGCCGAGTAATGGAAGCCCAAGGAGAAGCGTTTACAAGCGCCGCGATGCGCCGCGCGGGCGCCGATGGGCTAGCCACCCCCGATGCTCTCCAAGCAAACTACAAGCGCTTGGGGAACGAGTTCGAAACGCTATCCGCACGAAATACGCTGACAGCAGACACCGCTTTAGGACAGGACATTGGCAAGACGCTTCGCGAGTACGACAAAATACTGCCGAGCGAGCAGCGCACGATCATTGGCAACCTCGCCACTGAGATTGTAGATCGGTTTGCGGCCGGCGGCGGAAAAATGTCTGGCACGGATTATCAATCGATCCGGTCCCGGTTGAGCAAGCGTGCTCAGAACGCGCGCGGCAAGGACGACGATTATGCGGACGCTGCGCGCGGCCTTCGCGATGCTCTCGATAAGGGCATGAAACGCTCGATCACTCCTAGCGACGCGGAGGCGTGGGATCTCGCCCGCAAGCAGTGGGGTGCGCAAAAGGTTCTGGAACGGGCAGCGTCCGGCGCGGGGTCTGAGGCGGCGCAAGGTCGGATTTCACCCGCTCAATTGCGTGTAGCATCAGCCTTGGGTGACAAGAGCGGGTATGCACGGGGACAGGGCGATTTTGCAGAACTCGCCCGCGCTGGGTCAGCTCTCATGACGCCTTTGCCGAATAGCGGGACAGGCCAGCGGCTGAACTTGGCCCAAATCCTAGGGGCTGGGGCAGGCGGAACAGCTGGGGGAATACCTGGCGCTATCGTAGGCGCGGCTGCCCCCGGAGCCGCTGGCCGTGTGCTGATGTCAGGCCCTGTCCAGGCCTATCTAGGGAACCAGCTTCTGTCGGGACGGAGCCCCGGCGTCGACCGGGTCTCTCAGGCGTTGCTTGCGCTCCGCGCGACGGGCCTTCCAGTCCAGTAGGTTCAGAATCAGATTGACGCCGCCGGTGTAGGCCGCTGCGAGGAGGAGCCCCGTACCAGCCATGCCGTATCCGCTACTGCCCGGCGGCAGCGCTTGGCTGGCGAGGAAGACGCCGCCGAAAAACAGCACTGCTTGAGGCAGATACCAGAGGAAGAGGTTCTTCATTCTACCGAGCTGGCCTTCTTCCCTTTGCCCCTCAATATGTCGAGCCCGAACAACATAGCCGAAGCTATCGCCCGGTATGGCCAATCCCAGAAGTTCAACGGGCCGCCGTTCGCATTGCCAAACGCAGACGCCCAGATCCCAGCTAGAGCCGCCGCAGAGTGTACCAGGAACAACTTGGCAACGCCGCCATCTCTCCATTTCTTCAGGATGAGATGAAGTAGCGCGGCCAAGGCGAACTGTGAAACGACCGCGCCGACGAAATAAGCGATTTCCATCCCCAGGCCCCCGCATTGGTTGCGGCAATCCTGCCTGACGACCTGCGCGCCGTCTACGACATTTCCAGCCAATAACCCGGACATTTCATCCAAGCCTCGCCCTCACACGGCGGGGCTTTTCTTTTGAGGAGAGGCCATGCCTCGCGATTCATCCGGCGTATTTACCTTGGTGGACGGCTACCTTGCGGTAACAGGCGAGGTCATCCAGCCCTCCCAGCACAACCCGCCTCTGGAAGACATCGCCAGCGCGTTGACAGGCTCCGTGCCGCGCAATGGGTCTGCGCCGATGTTGGCGCCGCTGAAGATGCCTGACGGCTCCGCGGCAGCCCCTTCGCTGACCTTCAACGCTGAGACTGGCACGGGTTTCTTCCGCGTATCAGCGGGCGTCATCGGCGTGGCAATCGGCGGGGCTGTGGTTGCTCAGTTCACCGCGGGGGGCGTCGCTGGCGTCTCTCCTTTGGGCACGCCGATCCCGGTTCTGGATGACGTTCTGCCGCCGCTCTGTGTCTGGGCTGACGGTCGCAACATCAGCCGCTCAGCCTACGCCGCTCTGTTCACCAAGTGGGGTACGAAATACGGGGCCGGAGATAGCTCAACGACATTCGGCGTTCCAGATATGAGGGGCACGGGCTTCATCGGCCGCGATAACATCGGCGGGACGGATTCGAGCCGACTTTCTGGCGTCCCGGTCATTACGGGGAGCCGCCTGACCACGGGCAGCATCCTGGGCACAAACCTATATTCCCTGCTGCTAGCCCACATGCCGGCGCATAACCATCCGGGTGGCACAACGGACCTTCAGGGTCTGCACACCCACGGCTATCTTCAGAACCCGAACGCCTCGAACTACGGACCCGGCCCAGGGCTTTCAGGCGGCACGCAGGTCAGCGGCAACACAGATGCCGGTGGCATCCATGGGCACAACGTCAGCCTGCCGGTTCAAGGCAGCGGGACGGCCCACAACACCGTTCAACGATCGATGGTCGGCAATTGGGCGATCTACGCCGGAGCGTAATTCATGACATTGCGAATCCCTAAGTCGCAGGCCGATGCGCTCGGTCTGGATCTCACCGCGGCTGTTCGCAGCTTTGGGGCTGCGCTGGCGGCTCATGCGAGGACGGTCAACAAGCCGGCTCCTAGCGCTCATCCGATCGTCGAAGAGATCGTGAGGATGCATGCGGGGGCGTTCGAGGTCTTCGATGATCGGACCCCGGCGGACCATCGACAGGAAGCTCAGAGCGCTATTTCCGCGACGGCCATGTCGCTGGCGAACGAAGTGCTTTCGCCGGCCCGGCAACAGCTCGCGGCAATCGATCAGAACATGCTCGCCTCGAAGCCCAACCGCACGGCGCAGGAAGAGCTTCGTCTGGCGGAGATCGAGCGCCAGTTCGCGGCCCTCTTCGCGATCCAGCGTCGCGCCGCGGTGCTCGCGGTCGAACTCGACGAACTCCCCGAAAACCAGATTGCCACCTGGCAGCCTCACGGCTGGCCGGCGCTTTAGGCTGGAGCTGATCTATGGCGAACATAAGAATAAACCAGCTTCCCGAGGAACTGGCGCCGATTGCGACTGACGTGCTTCCTGTGGACAGCACGCTAGGCGGGACGACGCGCAAGGTTCCACTGCCCAATCTGGCGGACATTATCCGCCCGGTTGCATCGGAGCCCGAAGCCGAAGCCGGCGCCGACAACACCAAGACGATGACGCCGCTGCGGGTGAAGGAGAGCATCACCGTCAATGCTGAACAGGGAAACTTCACGCCGCAGTCCCCGTTCATTGCAACGCGAACCCTCGGGGAGAAGGCCGGCGAGGTTATCTCTATCCGCGATGTTGGGGCGCCAACGACCAGCGGCGGCCAGCCTGACTACACGTCGGTCCTAGCCAACAATGAGGCGAACCTGTCTTTCAAGACGGTCGAAATTCCTGACCCGGTTATTCGCCTGACAGGCATCTCCCTGACTGCCAACAACCTCAAACTACGCGGGAAAGATGGCGGCCAGACGGTCATATATAATCCGGATAGCACGGACACCCTGGTCCTTGAGGATTCCGGGTTTTGCCGCCTCGTCGATCTTTCGTTCCAACGCGACGGCTCCGCAACGGATGGTCGCGGCCTCGTCCTTAAAGGGGCGAGTTCTGCGAACAAGATGGACAACCTCTTCGTGGTCGGTAACCCAGGGGGCGGCATCGCCTTCGAAGGTGATATCGCTAATCAGCAGTCCGAAAACCAACTTCTCAACAGCCTGGTTATCGACAACGAAGGTGGAGGCTTGACCCTGACGTACAGTCAGGATTTTGGCATCGTCAATAACCGTTTCGGCCGGCAAACTTCCGGCCCGTATCCGGTGCATGGTACTCGGTTGGACAACTGCGGGATGGGGACCTACACCCAGAACAAGCATTGGGACCAGGTCAACGCGTTCTTGTCGTATGACGGCATCGGTCTGCGCATCTTCGGGAACCGTTTCGAGCAAAGTCGGAACGAGAATGTCATTTTCGACGGAGGGTATGAGAACCTCTTCGAGATGAACCATTCTCATACCGCGTCGCGCTCTTCTTCAGGCACCTACAGCAATATCAAACTCGTCGATCTCCTAGCCTCGAAATTCCTAGGGAATGGTCTGTTTAGCGAGAATGATGCACTTTGGCAGGTTCTGAACGGCTTTGATATCAGCAATAGCTGTTCTGATCTTGATATCCAGTTCAACCGGATCGCGAATTTTACCAACGTCGCTATCAATTCGGGTGCTGCGACTAGAATCAGCCGAGAAGGCAACACTGGTGACACCTATGCGATGTACCGCGTTCTTCGGGGTGCTTCCATCTCTGAGTTTGCCACGCGAGTCGATAACCCAACCACCGTTGACTGGGCTCAGGTCATCGATGATCGACTGATCGCGGGCGGTATTCGCGTCAGGTTGATTTCGTCCCGAGTTGGCTCGGGTAGCGGGGGGCAACTGCTGGTGCAGATCGCGGACAGCAGCGGTACGCTCCAAACTCGGTTCATTCTCGCGCAAGACGGCAACGTGGCATTGCCCGGCCTGCCTACAGCGGCAACCGGTCTGGGCAGCGGATACCTCTGGCGAGACGGGGCCGGGAGCAACGTCATCAAGCAGGTTCCGTGATGCAACCCCATCTTTGCCCCGTCGAACGGGCCTTGATCTGGGTCGGGACAGGCGAGCCCTGCAACTGGTGCGACGAGCATATCCCTATCCGATGCGATGAGCCCGGCCCGCCTCGGGTCGTTGAACCAACTGAAGACTGATCACCCGCCCTGACCGGCGGGTTTTTTGTTGCGCCGAGGTATCCATGAAAGTCAGCTCTGCGGGCCGGAAGGCCATCGCGGCCCATGAGGGGGTGCGCCTGAAGGCCTACCCTGATCCTGCAACGGGTGGCGAGCCGTGGACCATCGGCGTTGGGCATACTAGCGCAGCGGGCCTGCCCAAGGTCTACAAGGGCCTGACCATTACGGCGGACGAGTGCGACGAAATCCTGTCGCGCGATCTGGCCACGTTCGAGCGCGCGGTCGAGACGGCGGTCAAGGTTCCGCTCAATCAAAACCAGTTCGATGCGCTGGTATCGTTCACGTTCAACGTCGGCGCCGGGAACCTCCAGAAATCCACGCTGCTGAAGCGCTTGAACCAAGGCGACTATCGCGGCGCGGCCGAACAGTTCGGCGCCTGGAACAGGGCCGCCGGCAAGGTAATGAAGGGGCTCGTCACGCGGCGGGCTGATGAGCGCGCGCTGTTCCTGCGCCCTGCCGCCGCCAACACGCCCGACGCCGTCCCTGTCGAAGCGCTCCCGACGACCTCGGCCAAACCGATGGCGTCGATTCCAGAGCCCGCGCCGCAACCCAAGCCCAACCTCTGGGCGCGCCTCTCCAACATCTTCCGGAGCTAACCCATGCTGAGCATCATTCTGGCCGCGCTCCCGATCCTCGGGAAGCTCATTCCTGATGGCAAGACGGCCGATATCGTGGCGGCTGGGACGAAGGTGGCGCAAGAGGTCTTCGGCACCACCGACGAAGCGTCAATCGTCGCCAAGATGGAGGCAGACCCCAAGCTCGCGGAGCAGTTCAAGGCCAAGCTGGAGGCCGAAACTGCCACCCTCCGCATGCAGATCGAGGACACGCAGGATGCGCGGGCTACCACTGTGAAGCTGGCTGAGGCCGGCTCCAGCATCGCATGGGGAGCGCCTGTCATCTCCGTCCTGATCGTGGTCGGGTTTCTGGCCCTCGTCTTCGCCCTGATCTTCAAGCAGGTTCCGGACAGCCAGGTTGCACTCGTGCTGTTCGGCTCTCTGTCGGGGGCCTTTGGCACTGTCGTCGCGTACTGGCTGGGTAGCTCTGCCGGATCAGCCCGAGCCGGGGACACGGTCCGCGCCATCGCTCAGCAGGCGACGACGCCAACGGCTGGCCAGGTTGCCGGCAAGGTCATCGACGCCGCTGTGAACGCTGGAAAGCGCTAACTGTCCGTCAGGAGCCCTCCATGCCTGGGACTAATCGCCTGATGTCGGAAGAAGCTACCGTGAACATCGGCGCGCTCCAGCAGCGCGTCTTCGGGCTTGAACAAGCCGTCAACAACATCTCGCAACAGCTCACGTCGATCTCTCAGCAGATCACGTCAGGGGCAAAGCCCAACTGGAGCGTTCTGGTTAGTACGGCGGGTTTCTGCCTGTTGTTCGCGGGCGCGATCGGCGGGCTGGCCTATGCCCCGATCCGGGAGAACCAGACGGATCTCAAGGCGGCGCTGATCGATGTGACCAAGGCCATAGGCTCGCAAGGTGAGAAGTTCGTGTCCATCCGCGAGCTGGACGGTCGCAGCGGCCGGACGCGTCAGGAAATGGAGCGCCTGAACCTCGACTTGAACGCGCAGGAGGTTGGCCATCGTCGCGAGCTGGAGCAGACCGCTGCCAATCTCCAGCGTCAGATCGATGATGTGAAGCGATTTAATCAGGGCCTCGTCTCAGCGCCCGACTTTCTCAAGAATCTCGACGAACGAATGCGGACATTGGAGCAGCGCCGCGCTCCGCAATAGCTCGCGTCATCTCGCGAGGCGCGTGCGGCCGATCATAGCCGGCGCGCAGACAACGTACAGGGACCCTTAAGATCGTCCTGTAGTTCCCCCCAAACTCGACTTAGCCGGCGGCTCCATTCGTGGGGTCGTCGGCTTCTTTTTGCGTTTCCGCATCCGTCAGCAGTCGCGCGATTTGCTTTGCGATGGGCTCAGCTTCTTCCTCCGACATGAGGTTTCGAATAGCCCGCTCTCCGGGGTTTCCCTTGTCGAAATAGACGTAGCAGATCGTGAGGTCATTCGCGTCTCGGATGCCGAAGCTGGCTTTGTAGCGAACTATTCGGAGAGGGAGTTTCACCGACGCGGCATCAGTATCTCCATACCATTGATGCGGTTTTCGGCCCCGGCATGCTGAGCGGCGAGGATCGATGTCGAGAGCGCCGCGAGCCTGAACGGGTCATCAACGCCGTTGAGCTGGATTGACGGCTCTTTTAGCCCGGCCTCTTCGAACGCGACCT